CAGCGATACCACGCTCATCGGCTCGATCGGCGTGCTCGCAACGCATGTGGATTACAGTGGCTATGAATCGAAGGTCGGGATCAAGACGACCGAGATCACGGCTGGTAAATACAAGCGGATCGCGAGTGAATATGCGCCACTTTCGCCAGAAGGTCGGCAGTCGATGCAAGACCAGGTCGACTACCTGTACAGTGTCTTCCTAGACGCTGTCGCACAGAATCGCGGCGTCGAATCGACCGATGCCGTCCATGAATCGATGGCTGATGGCCGTCTGTTCTTCGGCAAGCAGGCGATACAAGTGGGACTCGTGGACGGTGTGGCCACGATGGACCAACTCATCGCGCAGCTCGCCGCGGGAGAGATCGGGACCTCGACCTCGAACGGCGCCCGCATGGTGGTAACTGTGCCTCGTGCCATTGCTTCACCCACGACGGCCGGTGCTGCCGTTGCATCCACCTTACATCATCAGGAGATCCCAATGGCGGAAAAACCAGCCATCACAGTCGACGACGCGAAGCCATTCGTCGATGCGGCTATCGCCGCAGCTCGGACGGAGTTCGAGTCAAAGATACCGACGTTCAAGAAGGAGGGCGCTGACGCCGAGCGTACTCGCATCCAGGCGGTGTTCGAGCAGAGCATGCCTGGACACGAGAAGCTCGTGCAAACACTGGCATTCGATGGCACGACCACTGGCCCGGAAGCGGCGGTGCAGATCCTCAACGCCGAACGGCAGAAAGTCGCTGCCATGCGAACCAATTTGACGTCGGATGCGCCGAAGCCGGCGCCGGCGGCGATCCCTCCAGAGGAGAAAAAGGAAGGTGAGCAGGTCCAGGAAGACCCGCACGCTGTCGCACAGAAGGCGCGTCAGTACCAAGCCGAACAACAGAAGCTTGGCCACCGAGTGTCGACGGCTGAAGCGGTCGCACACGTCACGAAGACGGAGAAGTAAGCGATGCCAAATCCAGGACTCATTAAAACCTTCACCTCGGCGTTGGCCATTCCGGCGTACACCATCGTGAAGTTCGACAGCTCGGATAATGCGGTCGCCGCCGCGGCGGCGGCGACAGACAAGATGTTTGGCATTACCACCGACATCGCCAGCTCCGCCGGTGGTGAATGTGATGTGATCGTTGACGACATCGCGTATGTCATCGCGGGCGGCACCATCGTCCGTGGCGATCTCTTGACATCGGATGCAAGTGGACACGCCGTCTCGATCGTTCCAGGCGTTGCTGCGGCTGCACGCGTCATCGGTGTGGCCATGGTGTCGGCGGCTTCCGGCGATGTCTTCAACTGCTTGATCGCTCCGGCGGCGGCTACGACCACCTAACGGCCCCGGCCTCAACTTTTCATTTCAGGAGAATCTGCAAATGGCCTCAAATGCGCCTTTTGTCATCCAACCATACTTGACGAGCATCGCACTCGCGTATCGCAACAACAAGCTGATCGCCGATCAGGTGTTGCCGCGGATACCGGTCGATGGACCGATCTTCAAGTTCAGTAAGTACACCCAGGCGGACGCATTCACCGTTCCCAATACGCTTGTCGGACGCAAGGGAAAGGTGGAGGAGATCGACTGGTCGGCCACCGAAGTGACGGACCAGGTCCGAGAGTATGGTCTCGAAGACCCGATCCCAAGCTACGATATTCGGGCTGCAAACGCTGGTAGCGCCAAGACCCCGATCGATCCCCAGGCCCGCTCGACGGAAATTCTGACGGACCTGATCGAACTAGACCGTGAGGTCCGGGTGGCGGCTGTCGTCTTTGGCACCGGCAACTACGTCACGGCCAACAAGGCGACGTTATCGGGCTCTGGGCAGTGGAGCGATCCCACCAGCGATCCGGTCAGCGCCATCCTCACGGCGTTCGATGGGATGTTGGTGCGTCCGAACATTGGCGTGATCGGCCGGGCTGTCTATTCGAAGCTCCGGCAGCATCCGAAGGTAGTCGCGGCGGTCTTCTCGCAGGGTGGGAACGCCGCGACGGGGGGCATCGTCTCCCAGCAGGCGATTGCCGACCTGCTCGAAGTCGACACGCTGTACATCGGCGAAGGGTTTGTGAACAGCGCCAAGAAGGGTCAGACCGCGACGATCGTGCGCGTCTGGGGCAAGCATGCGGCGTTCCTGTACCAGAACCCGCTCATCAACGGTCCACAGGGCGGCGTCACGTTCGGCTTTACCGCTGAATGGGGCAGTCGATTTGCTGGCACCCACGATGACCCGGACATCGGGCTCCGCGGTGGGACTCGCGTTCGCGTAGGCGAGGCCGTGAAGGAAGAGGTAGTCGCGACGGACGCTGGCTATCTGTTCACGAACGCCGTCGCGTAAGCGGAGGCGATCATGGCTCGCAGCAAAACGTACCAAGCCAACGGGAGGATCGATAATGTGGAGGGTCGCATTCTCGACCATGGCGACACCATCGTGCTCGACGAGGCCCAGGAAGCTGAGCACAGTCACCTTATCGCTGGCGGGGCGCTGTCTCTGACAGAGTCGGCGCCCGTCAACGTCGGTGATATGTCCAAGGCTGAGCTGCGCGAGTATGCCCAGGAGGAATTCGGGGCAACGCTCGCGGCTGATCTCAACAAGCAGCAATTGCTTGATCAGATCGCGGCCCTTGTTGCTGAACGCATCGGTTCCATCGCGGTCGGTGATGACAAGAAGCTCGGGAGGGAGCAGGACCAGCCCCAACTCTCACCGGATGGCGACGCTGATACTGGCGACGTCCATCACGGCGGAAGCAAGGAGTAAGTCCGCGTGAGCCAATTCGACGACGACATTGATACGATGCTGTCTGACTTCGACCCTGTAACCTTGGTATTCGGGCCGTACAGCGGCACCGCATTACGGGACGTGTGGGACCAGGAAATCCTACCCGGCCCAGAGAAGGGTGTCGTCGTTGAGTTCCTCGCGTTGATGATTCGAACCAGTGCGTTTCCTGGCCTGAAGGTTGGCTCGGAGGTCGTGGTAGATGGTGTCCCGTACATCATTCGTGACCGCACTCGACCCATTCAGGACGCAGATGGCGCGCTGACGCACCTTCTGCTCGCGGGAGTGTAATGGCAACACTACGGACTCAACTCGTAGCGGCTGCTTGTGCGACACTAGGTGCGTCTGGGAAACCAGACGGACTTCGTGTCGTCTCGCGCTCTGCTCGTCCCGCTGAAACCGATGATCTACCGCGCATCAGCGTCAGTCGGATTCACGAGGATGTACAGAAAGCGTATCCCAACATGCTCCGGTCACCATTGTCCGACCGACACCTCCGCATCCGACTCGACATCTGGGTCGGTGGTGACGAACCCGAGAACACCCTAGAGCCGCTGCTGGCCTGGGCGACGAGTGTCATGCTCGCCGATCCGACGTGGGGCAAGCTGGCATTGGATACGATGGAAGACTCGACCGATTGGGATACCGATCAAGCTGATGAGCCAATCGGACATGCCTGGATGGAGTTCACAATCCGGTATTCGACCACAACCGCAAATCAGGAGGTTAAACAATGAACGACACCGTCCGCGTCCGCATCACCAGCGAGACGCACTACAACGAGGGAAAGCTTGTGCCGAAGGGCACTACCCTCGACGGGATTTCCGTGCGTACAGCGCAGCACCTAGTCTCGCTTGGTGCAGCCGAAATCGTCTCACCGGCACCAACGCCGACAGCCAAGCAGCCTACAGAGGGAGGGGCTAACTAATGGCAACGCCCGATAGCAAAAACATTTATTGTGGGAGCGGCGAGGTGTGGTTCAATCGCTTCGACGCCAGCGGCGCACTCACCGCGTATCGTCACCTGGGGAATGTGTCGAAGCTCGACATCACCCCAACGCCAACCACCATCGAAAAGCAGTCTTCGATGAACGCCGCTCGTGCGGTCATCGCACAAGCGACGACCGCGTTGAAGATGGAGCTAGACCTGACGCTCGACGAGTTCGACAAGAAGAACGTCGCGCTCGCGCTCCTGGGTGATGACTCAGTGTACACACAGTCCTCCTCGACCGTGACGGCTGGAGCGTTGGGAAACGCCGTTCTCGGTGCCGCGCTGGATACGGGCGCTCAGAAGATCACCGTCACTGACGTCAAGCATTCTAGCACAACGTACACCTTGGGAACCGATTACACGGTCGACGCCGATTCGGGACTCATCACTATTCTGGAAACGGGAACTATTCCCGC